TAATCCATCAACTCCAGCCTTTTCATTCTCAAGTGCAACAAGGAAATCATTTTCAACACCAATAGCTTCAAGACCCGCCGCTGATAAAGTTTCATGAGAAGAAGTTAAATTATCAACCTCCGCTCCATGACTACTCAATGTTTGAGTAGGTATTATTTCTAAGGTATCATTATATTGTTTTAACCATTTAGATGCTTCTTCCGGCCCCATTGCTGCTGCTTCCCAAAAACTTAACTGTCCATCAGCAACAGCATTAAGTAATCCAAATGCATTATATAAATTTACAAAACGATCAGTAACAAGAGAAATTGCGTCCCCAACACCTTCAGCAGCTAATTTAAAATCATCAGCCCAAGCAGTTGCATTACCACTCTCATGAAATTCTCGTAACCAATCGGCAAAATCCTGCATTACAGAAGCAATTCCACTTGTCCCGGAAATTGCTTGATTCATATCATTGACTGTAGCGCCAAAATTCGTTCCAATATTGGTCCAGGCTTGACCAATAGTGACTTCCATTTTAGAAAATTCTGAATGGATTTCACCTGCTTGTTTTTTCAGGGCATTAATCATTGCCTCTGTAGTAACCTTTCCTTCAAAGGCCATTTCTCTAAACTTTGCATAAGGGATACCCATACCCTTAGCAATTTGCATAGCTACAGCAGGCAATTGTTCCATTACAGAGCGCAATTCTTCACCTCTCAATGTTCCGCTTGCCATACCCTGAGATAACTGGATAAGAGCTGCATTTGCTTCTTGCGAAGTAACACCGGAAATAATAACAGCTTCGTTTAATGCTCTTGTAACCGTCATCAAATCCCCGGAAGTCACCCCAAGTTCTTGAGTGGCTCTGGCCATACGGGCATAAATAGTCAAAGTCGATTCAAAACCAACCCGAGTATCTGCGGCAAGTTTCTGTAAATCTCCTTGAACTTGATTTAATTCAGCACTTGAGGATGTTACAAGTTTTAATTGATTACCAAGTAATGTATAATTATCAGCAAGTGAAATTACTTCTTTCCCAAACTGAACAATCTGATAAACTCCAAGACCAGCAAATACCCCAGCAATAACATTTTTTAAAGAAAGAAATCCCCGTTCCATTGCCCCGGTAGACGATTTCAAATCCTTTTCGGCACGCTTCAAGTCAGAGGTATCAACCCCCAAATGGGCCATCAATGTTCCGATATTAGCCATTTTTCTTTTTCCCCTTCATGGAGTCCCGAAGTGATTTGAAAATATCTTTAACTGTTACAACATTTACTTTATTCTTCTTATCAGATGCAGTTGGCACCATAAATTGATCAGGGGTAAATGGCTTTGTCAATTTCTTTGTCCGCATTGCAAAATTGGCAATTGTCGAAGCAATTATTCCCATACCAATATCTTGATGCCTATTCCCAAACGGCTCAATCTCGCTATATGCCTTCCACTCTGCCATTTGTTCACTCGTCAAATTTGCCAAAAGAAAATCCGGATGAGGGAAGCCCAATGCCAGGCAGAGGCGAAAGGCAAAAACTCTGCCTGGCCGGGCAATTAGTTTTTTGTGAGTTCCTCAACATCTTGTTTCCCAATTTTATTAAGCCGCATTGCAACGGTAAAAATCCGCTCAATTGCGGCAGCAGATTTACCACCAAGTTGCTCAATTTCATCGACAGAATTAAACATCCTTTTCCCTTTTTCATTACAAATTGTCCTTGCACAAAGAGAAGCCCGGAAATTCTTCAAATTCCGTTCTGTAGTGCCGTCCTCTTTCATAATCACCATATCTTTTTCAAATTCATCCCTACCAGTTGCGGTCATCATAGATACATAAATTGATCCGTTCCATTCAGGAATATCCACCCTTTCCCGGATAAGATCATCAGCAGCAAGAATTGCTTCACGAGTAAGAAAGGGAAGGGTTGCAGTTTTACCAGTTTCATTTTTTTTCATTTTCAATTCCTCTTTACTTCTTGGTTATTAATTCAAACTCTTATTAATTAAGAGCTTACGGTGATCGAGCCAGTAATTTTAAAAGTAACATCAACAGCAATCTTTTCATCCGGTCCAGGAACATTACCGCCCATATCCTGAACATACCCGGCAAAATCAATAGTCGTATTACTTGCATCAGGCAAAACAATCTGATAATTTACCGAACTATCAGAAAGTAAATCCGCCCGCATCGCAATATAAGTATTGCGGGTAAAATTCATATTGATTGTTACCTGTCCAGAATCCAGTAAGCCAGGGATAAACTCTCTTGCTGTACTGGAAAGATCGGTAACATCAATCATGGGCCGGGACTGTGAAGGCAGCCCAACACTATTAATTTCCGTCAAGGTAGCAAACACTTCATTGCTTGCCCCATCGCCTCTTTTAAAAACTGTCCCCTTGCTTACAACTGCACTTACAGACATATCATTGTCCTCCTGTTTTGTTAGGCCGATGTTCTTTGAATTTCAAAATTAATTGAAAACATTGGCCGGTTTTTATTATCGACTCCCAGGTAAAGCGGATCATGGCCCGCTTGAATCATCTTATAAATCGCCGAATTTACCGTTTCATTTACCAGTCCGTGAAGAGATACCTTCACAGCTACGGCTTTCGCGTACACAGCCTGATAGCCACCTTCTGCACCCCTAATTAAAACCTGCACCCCGGTATAATCCCACTCATATCTTGATTCTGGTTTCCCTAATCCTTGATTATCGGATAAACAGATACAAGAATCAGGAGTTTCAGGCATTATCCCAATAAAAATATCAGTTCCAAATACTCCAACAGAATCATCTTCAAGAATATCTTTTATGTCTTCAGCAACTGAATTCATCTGATTCTTGCATCCTCGGCAATAATTGATAAAATCTTATCAGCATTCTGATACAATGCATTTCGTAAAAACTGCGGTTCAGCCTTCCCTTGCGGGTCCCAAAATCTCCCCTTATGCGGTCTTGGCCTTGGTAATCCTTTCAATTTTCCCAATGCTTCATGAACAAATGGGGCATAAAAAGCTGTATACCCAATTTCAACACCAAGTCTTCCCATAGCATCATGAATTGAATCAACATAGGCGGATGCCTTCAAATTTCCATAATCAACAGGAGTCTTCAACTGCGCTTCCCGTTTTACAAGCAATCCAGCCGTCATCAATCCTTTCTGCGTTCTATTCTCAATTGCCTTTATTTCACGATTGAGATTCTGTAATACTTTATCTATTCCTGTAAGATTCATACTCATATCAGCCACGCAGTCCTTACAAAAACATTTGCCTTCGGATCAGGATTCTTTGAGAATTTCATAATTTCATAAGATTCTTCATCTTCGGGAAGTTGAGAACTATTCAAATTATCAAGATCGGTCAAGGCTAATCTGCCCCCAACTTCAACATCATCACTTAATGCAACAACAGCCTTAGAAAGAACTTCTTCCAATCTTTTCCTGTTTAATCATCCAGCGGCATTGAACTTCTACAGGAGCAGCAAAAGTCTTTCCTCCATATCCGTCATTTACCGGGGAACCCCAATAAACAGCGGTTTGTCTCAACAGATTTTTTCTTACTCGATTGTTCATTTATACATCCGTTGAATAATCAATCATTCCAATACTTGCACGCTTTCTACCAAGTTTTGCAAGCCTACCGGTAAAATCCAAAAGCAAGGCATTCTGGCCGTAAGGAGTTGATTCAAGACCTTTTCCAAACTGCCCCATATATTTCACCCTTACTCCCTCATTACCACCTGCCCATTCCTCTATTGTCCTCTGATCCCTGGAGCAAATAATATGGGCAACAATATATCGTTCAATTTCCCTTAATGTTGCATCTCCAACCTGTGTATCCCCAGAAAATGCATTTGTTACTAATAAATTTCCAGCAGTAATAAATGGGGTAATATCTGTAATTGACGAATCAATATCAATTATTTCTCGAACTTCTGCGGAAGTAACCCTTGGCATTATTTTTTACCCCCATATAAAGCAGGATCAACAAAGGCATTTACAAGATTCTGTTTCCATTCAAGTCCTAACCATTTAATCATTTGTTTCATCTCTGATTGATCCCCGGCAATTATTTTAGATGGCCAAACTTCCATAATTTCAAGACCAGCCTTGCTCATTTGTCGGAATCTATCTTCATGGACTTTTACCCAATCCAACCAACCTTCTTTCGTCTTATAGGCCCGCATGAAAGAAGTTCGCAGACAAGATTCAGCAATTTGATCAGCTTCACGTCTTACAATTACCCATTTAGCAGTAGGGAAGGCAAGGTGCCACATATACCAGAACAAACACATCTTTGCCCCTTTATAATACCAAATCCCATCCTTATATCCTTGATATTGTATTACTGATTGTATCCTTTTTCTCCACTGTTCACCTTGCTGTTGAGTCACTTCAAAAACCTGCCGGGAATTCGGGAGCGGCCTTTGTCCTAAAGGATCACAACCGATACTTTTCAAATATGGTTTGGTAATCGAATTTCTTATTTCGAGATTTTCAAACATCCCCTTTTGATTATGAATATTCGGGCCTGCGGTATC